TGATCGGGAAATATTTGAAGCTGGAAAAAAAACCCATTTCCGGCATTACTGGAAAAAAGGAAACGACCATTCTATTTATACATCGGAAATGCTCGGAAAGGTGTGGCAAAAAGGATTTCATACAATCGGTGAGCTCACCTTTGAATCAGCGGCTTATGTCGCACGATACGTCACAAAAAAAGTTACAGGAGAAAAAAAAGATCAATGGTATGAAGGACGACAACCTGAGTTCGCCTTAATGTCCAGAAGGCCAGGAATAGGATATGATTGGATTAAAAAATTCAAAAATGACGTGTATCCAAAGGATTTTCATACTCTTAATGGCGTTAAAATGCGCCCCAATCGTTATTATGATACTTATTGCGAAAAAGTTGATAAAGCTATGTTCGATGAACTGAAACGGAAAAGGAGATATAAAGGAGAAAATAAAAAGTATGAATCCCACCTAAGGCAATGGCAAAAAGAAAGGCATCGTGAATCCATAACTAAGCTACTGGAAAGGAAAATAGAAAAATGACAAAAAAATCTGGATTAGAAAATGCGGGCCCTGCTGACATAGAAGAATTAAGAAAAAGCGTTAAAGTAGAAAAAAATGATTTTGAAAATGTTAAAATATTTGCCTTATATGACAAAAAAGGTGAAAAGTTCGATATCCCTTTTTTTGCTCATAATGAACTATTTGCAAAAAGAAAATTTATAATGATGGCAAAAGAAGAATCAATTTTAAAAGAATTCTTAGACGATTTTGAATTAGCAAAAATCGGTTCATTCAATATTATAACAGGTTTTATAAAAGAAGAATATGAAACTATATTAGAAGGAATTCAAATAAGAAAGGAGAGTAAAAATGAAATCAGTAATGAAGCATAGATTTTCAGAGGTTCCCGATGTAACAATACCTAGAAGTACATTCGATCGTTCATGTGGGTATAAAACCACATTCGATGCCGGCTATCTAATTCCGGTGTTTGTCGATGAAGCACTCCCTGGCGATACGTTTAAAGTAAACATGAACGGTTTCGCAAGGCTCTCAACCCCTACCTATCCAATTATGGATAATATGTTGTTAGATACGTTCTTCTTCGCTGTTCCTATTAGGATTTTATGGGAAAACTGGAAAAAATTCTGCGGAGAGCAAGTTGACCCTGGTGACTCAATTTCCTATTCAGTACCAGTAACAACCCTTAACAATGTATCAAATGAATCATTATACGATTATCTTGGATGTCCTACAAAAATAGCAGCAAATTATACGGTAAACAATCTATTCGCTCGAGCATATAATATGATCTGGCGTGACTGGTTCCGAGATGAAAATCTTCAAGACAGTCCGGTAGTCGATATAGACGATGGTCCGGACACTGCTACTGATTACGTTCTATTAAAACGTGGGAAACGACACGATTATTTTACGTCCGCTCTTCCCTGGTTACAAAAAGGCGATGCGGTTCAATTAAGTTTAGGAACGTCTGCCAATATAGTTTCCGAAGCTGTGTTTGATAATTCAACTAACAGCAATAATGTAGTTTCCATGATGGATAGTTCTGGAAGTAAACACCGTCAGTTAGCAAGTGGTGCAGACGTATACGGAAGTACCACAACAGGCGGATATCCGCTAACATACGCTGACTTATCAACTGCGACAGCCTCAACGGTAAACGAACTAAGGCAAGCAATTCAGGTTCAAAGGCTGTTAGAGAAAGATGCCAGAGCAGGAACTCGATATATTGAGATCGTACGTTCCCATTTCGGGGTTACCTCAGATGATGCTCGGCAGCAACGTCCGGAGTATTTAGGTGGTGGATCGACTCCCATCAATATTACTCCGATTGCCAGAACAGACTCAAGCCCTGGCGCCCTGGGCGCAATGGGAACGACTGGCTTCACAAATCATGGATTCGTAAAATCCTTCACAGAACATTGTGTTATTATCGGCTTAGCCTGTGTTAGAGCGGACTTAACATATCAAGAAGGCTTAGATAGGATGTTCTCCAGGTCAACCCGTTACGACTTCTACTGGCCTACTCTGGCTCATCTTGGTGAGCAAGCCATACTAAATCAGGAAATATACCTAGACGCTGCTACAATAGGCGCTGGAACGGAAGACGACGTCTTTGGGTACCAGGAGCGCTATGCAGAATACAGGTATAAACCATCAAAAATCACAGGAAAAATGCGTAGCAACGACGCCGCTACTCTGGATGCCTGGCACCTGGGAATAGAGTTCGGTTCGCAACCAACTCTCGATGACACGTTCATCGTAGAAAGTCCACCCATAGATAGGGTCATAGTTACACCTACTGAGCCTCACTTTATATTCGATAGCTATACTAACATGGCCTGCACAAGGCCTATGCCTATATATTCAGTTCCGGGTTATATAGATCACTTTTAAATTATATAATCCCGTTAATAACTCACTCGGATTTATGGGGGGGGCTGTTTCCCCCCATAAACCGAACGCCCCTGCGAGGAGTGTAAAATGCAAAATGGCTTAGCTACTAAATATTACGTTATGTCGTTAATATATAAATACTGGTTAAGGGAAATACTAATAAATAAAATAAAAACAGATAAAAACTACCAAAACTTACTGGAACTATGTGACACTTTACTAATAAGTGAGGTGGACGAAAGGAAAGAAAAATGGGATTTTTCGATAAAATAGGAGATGCTTTATTAAGCATTCCCAAAAAAGTTGTTGGCGGCGTGCTCGATGTTGGTTCGTCCCTCCTGGGCGACACATTAATAGGAGACCCAAATTCAGCAAAAGCCTATGAGCGTTCAAAAGAAGCATACGAACAACAATATTCACAATATAAAAGGCGTTATCAAGATACAATGTCCGACATGAAGCTTGCAGGCCTTAATCCTATCTTGGCTGCGGGTTCAGGTGGCTTCAATGTTGGCGGAAGTCCATCCTTTACAAATGTCGGTCAAATGCCTAGCTATCAGCCAATGTTGGCATCATCGGCCTATCAAAGCTTTAAGGGCGGTCAATTATCAGAAGAGCAGTCAAAAACAGAAGATATAAAACGTTTAAAACTACTTCAAGACACAAAAGAAAGTCTCGCAAAAGTGGCTAAAATAAGAGCCGAAAAAGGATTACTTTCCGAAAAAGAGCGGCTCACAGTCGTTCAAATATCGGAAAGCCTGGCCAGAACTGGAAAGATGTTCCATGAGGTCAAAAAAATCGGTGTTGAGACCGATCGAGGTAAAATGGAACTAAAAAAGCTAAAAAAACAAATTCAAATTATGCATCAGCAATTTAAACAATTAAAACAGACTTCAGATTGGTATGACGGAGCCTATGGAGACTTCTTAGGATGGTTAAGAGCAACCTTGGGTTCCTTTGGAACTATCCTGGGAACGGTACCTCAATTAATTAAATAGCAAATAAAATTTGCATGGCCGCAGCCGGATCGGCGGCGGCCGTTTCCGAAAATTGGTAAAAATTGGTAAAAATGTAAACTAAAATATGCATAAAGGAGAAAAAAAATGTCGAAAGATTACTGCAAAAAATTCAATGTTGAAAGTGTCCCTACAACAGACCCAGAAATGAGAATCTATTGCCAACGTCCAGGAAAAAAGGATAAGGACGGGAAACCTCTGTATTTCACAGAACAAAGTCATAAAAAAGAATGCGATGTTAATATGATCATAAAAAAATACGATAAGACTGGTCTGATAAATCATATCCAGACCATAGAAGGAAAATTCGGAGACGTTTCCGGAATTGAATTCCAGGCTATGCAGGAAAGAGTTGCAAGTGCAAAAAGTTCATTTGCTGCCCTGCCAACTGAAATTAGGCAAAGGTTTAAAAATGACCCTGCCGAATTATTAAAATTTATGGATGACCCTAATAATCGTGAAGAAGGCATAGAGTTAGGTTTAATCCATGCAGAGACACCTCTTGACCTGGACGGGTTCGGAGAACACGTTTCCGAAGAAAATGCCTTTGACCCTAAAAAAGAAGAGGCCGACCAGGACGAATAATAGAGCTCCTCGAGGAGCTGATAAATAGAGCTCCTCGAGGGCGATAAATAAAATTACCCGAAGGGCGCACTATATTCCACTTGATACAATAGTGCGGACTGACACAATTGTGTCAGTCTA